GTTTCCACTTCAACCGAATTGCCTTGAAGCTAAATCCCATTCGATTTAGTTCCCGTTCTAAGACAGAACGATTGAACCAGACCGAATCTCCTTGAATCTCACCCCAGATAATTTTCGGAGTGCTTTCACGGCTATACATATCGAAGTTTTCCTGGTTTTCTGCAATCAGGTCCAGCGTCATTTGGTAGGCTCGCTCTGCCGTATCAATCTCGGTTTTCTTCTTCATGAACTGGACGCCTTCATCGGTCAGCATCGGTAGTCCTGGCATGAACTTTGTCCGCAGGATTTCGTCCGCCATGTAGATCAGCGCCATGGCCATAGCCTGCTTTTCCGTGGTGTCCCATTGAAGCAGGTAGCGCATCCAAAATCCATACCGCTCCTGAAGGTCTATCCCTTCCAGGGCCTTCAGGAATTCCGGCCCCAGGGTGCCATAGCAGGTATTCAATGCATTGACTATCTGGTTCCCTTCATTCACGACCTTGCTGACGCATTCCATCTCAATGACCCGGTTCTTGACCCCGCCGCCGCTGTTGGTCTGGGTGCAGGGTTCCTCGCCGGTAAAGATGAAGGCATTGTTCCATGTGGCCTGCTTCTGCATCTGGGCCCCGCTGTTCATCCGGCCCCGGTCGATACCCTCACACACCCTCATAATCAGCGTGTCGTAGTTCTCGTACCGGCTCTTGATGGTCTGCAGCTCATCCCCGAAGAACGGGATGTTCCGCAGCACAGCTGCCGTAGCCATCATGGAGTTGATGGTCATATTCATGGTCCGAACCAGGTGCCCTAGCCTGGGATTGCCCCAGACACTGGCAGCCACCATCAGGCCCACGGTCTTGCCGGCACCGGTGCCGCCCCAGAGATGCAGTACGAAGGGCAGAGCACCTACCTTCTCGATCAGCACACTGGCCAAACTTGCATCCACCGTGAACCGCAGATACAGATTCTTCATCAATGGCTGCACTAGGTTCAGCCAATCAGTTAGGCTCCCCTTACTGTCAACGGAATTGACCAGCCGCCAGTATTCCTCCTCGCAGTCCAGCTTGATGCCGTCCATGTACGGAATGAAGCCTTCCTCGTTCCAGCCCATGTGGGATACGGATTTTGTCCGGGGTAGGATTTCTGGATTCAGAGCAACGCATTCGGCAATGTATTTCACTAGCCGCTTACTGTTGTCAGAGTTCACCTCGATGCCAGCGTCTGCCAGTTCGATGATCTTGTTGGCATTAGCCACCTTCGCTCTGGCCACCACGATGGACTGCCAGCGTCCGCCCTTAAAAAAGCTCAGACGGATTTTCTCGGTGCCGTCTTCCATGTTGACCAGGATCTCCGTAGGCATGATAGGAATGTGGCTTGTTACTACCACGTCTGAATCGCCCAGGGCATTTACAACCGGTTCAAAGACGCCCGTTTCACCAGTCATCCACTTTCCACAGTTGAGGGCAAAGGGCTGCCCGGGAAACTGTGTCATGTTCTTTGACTGGACAGCATCCTGGGCCCGGTGAATCCGGAAGGCTTTGTAGTTTCGGGCATATTCCCTGGCACAGCCTAGTTCCCGTGCCCGGAAAGCCGCCATACTTTCCGTATGAGCCCGTTTCTCCGGGTCCTTGATATTGTCTATCTGCCGGAACAAATCAGGGCTGATAATGCCATATCTGTCCAGGCCCTCAAAGTATTCCTTGCTTAACTCCGCCGTCTGAAATTTATAGTTCCGGATGAATTCCGCATCCCCGCCCCGCTCGAAGAAGTCAGCCACATCGCCTTTCTCCGGGCATTCTGGCCAGATCTCCGTCATGGGCAGGATTCTGGCACCTTTGTTGGCCCAGCCTTCCGCATACTCCATGCCCTTCTCATCGTTGTCCGGCAACATGACCTTGTTGGGGAACTTGTTTAGCATGGCCAGATCCGCCGCTGTCAGAGCCGGATTCTTCTGAGCTCCGGTGCAGGTTGTCGTGCAAAGAAACCCATTGGCAGCCATGGCATTAGCACACTTTTCCCCTTCCACGATGTAGAGCGTGGTTTTCGGATCCGCCTGCTGCAACTTGTCCAGGTTGTACATGTTGATGCTGTCAGGCGGTTTCTTATAGACCGATTTGCCATTGTCCTTATACGCAAAGCTGAAGCTCTTGGAGCCGTCCACATATTTTTCCCGTTTCTTCCAGTAAGCGATGGTGCCATCCGGGTTCCGGTAGGTGTATGTGATTTTTTCAATGATTTCTTTCTTCGGCTTCGGCTTATAGGTCTTCTTGGGTGGCGGCGTGTAGTCCTTCGGCGGCATAGTCAGATGCTTTAGGATTTCCGGCATCTTGGCGTTGCAGCGTTGACAGTACATAAGCACTTTGTTGCCCTTCTGATGGACGTAGAGATGATGGTCACTGCCACAAACAGGGCAGGCGGCTTCATAGCCGTCGCCCCGTCTCTGGACGTTATTCAGTTGTCCCAGGATCTGCTCAAGACTCAGAACGGACATGATGCATCACCTGCATCGTAGTAGGAAGGAGCTGCGGGAATCGGCGTAGTCGTTTCTTTAGGCTTCAGCTTCTTCAATTCAGGGACCTTGAAGTTGCCTTTCCGGATATCCTCGATAGACAGGATGCGCTGGATGCGCTTAGCCTTCTTGACCTTGCCATCCTTGCCTTCGTATTCCTCTTCACCGATGACAGCTCCGAATTTCAAGCCAACCAGTTTGTGTTCGTCATTATCCCAGGCAGTCATCCGGAAGTTAGGATTGGACTTCTCTAGGCAGATCAGGAAGTGCTTGAACATACCCTGAGCCTTGTCGCTATAGGAAGCATAGTGCCTGGGCAGACCCCAGTTCTGGGTTTCATACATAGCCATCCACCAGTCTTCCCATTCTCCTTCAGCAATGTCATAGTTAATCAGCAGGTAGTTCCGATCGGGAACATCTTTGATATCCACAATCTTGACCACATATCCACCGGCAGGCGGAGTCTCAACCTGGGCGCCATAATCTTTTTCTTCCACTACGTTCCAATTAATTTTTTTCATTCTTTGGTTCCTCCTTAATAGTCCTTCAAGGCATTGATAACCAGCATAATGTCATTGGGAATTTCTTTTTCTTCAAAAGCGCCCATTGGAGTCTTTGTACTGCTGTTATTGGCGGCTGTTTCAAAGATGTACTTTCCACCCACGCATTTTGCCAGCAAAACAGTGTTCATCTTGCTTTCAAGGCAGATTTTGTTGAGCTTTTTCCCATTGGTCTTAATGTGCGTGAAGTTATAACCAGTATCTTCAATGTCGGTTTGGGTATGGGCGGTAAAGATGACAGTCAGGTCGTCCCGCATTGTATTAGCTAGGGTTACGATATTGTAGACGCTTTGGGCCAAGTCCATCCACTTGTCATAGCCTTTTTCTCTTGCTCTTCGCATTTCATCTCCCACCATGACGCCGTTCAAGGTATCAACAACAAGGTATTTAAATTGCTTTTGTTCCTTGTCAATCTTCTGCATAACATGAAGAATATTAGCCGGGATGTCGGTTTTAAAATAATTCTTGTTGGCGATGCTGTATTGGGTTCGCCAGCCTTTCCAGCTAAGGCCTTTTCCGTCAGCATCAATAAAAAAGGTTTCGTTAGGTGGCAGGGTACGAAGCGAAGTTGTTTTCCCGCTGCCAGATTCGCCCATGATACAGATAATTTTGCTCATAATGCGTACCTCCATGAAAAACCAGCACAGGATTTTCTGAGGCC